CTATGTGCGCGAAGCTGGGCAATGAGCAGACTCGTAAGCTGGCACTTGGCGTATTGCCCAAGGTCGCTCGAACGGGTACTCACTTGTTCCAGTTCGCAACCTTCATTGAAGCCTTCGGTGGTTGGGGCCGCGCAACTAAGCGTGCCTTCCAGCGTTGGTACAATGAGCGGGACAACGACAAGCTGGCTTACCAGCTGTTGAAGTACCGTCAGCGTGATGGTTGGACTCACCGTGACATCATGCGTCTGGCTCACCCGGTTACGACCGATGACCAGAAGCGTGCGATGTTCGATGTGACGACTCACCCAGAGAAGCTGGATAACGTAGACGTTCGTGCCGAGCTGCCTGAGATTTATCAGGGCTATCACATGGCGCGTGACGACATGCCCAGCGCTGACAGGGTTGAGCTTCTGAAAGACTTCAACCTGTCGTGGGAAATGCTACCGACTGAGTGGCTGAAGGATGAAGCTGTGAACACGCAGCTGCTCCAGAAGATGCCGCTCATGGCTACCATTCGTCAGCTCGGTAAGATGACTGCGAACGGTACGCTGAAGCCGATGGACATGAACACCAAGCTGGTGTTGGAGCGTCTGATGGATGACGAGCAGATCAAGCGCTCACGCATTCACCCGATGCACTACTTGCTGGCGTTGAAGAACTACTCAGCTGGTCACGGCTTCCGTGGCGGCATGACTTGGAACTCTGACCCACGTGTGATCTCTGCACTGGATAAGGGATTCGAGAAGTCGTTCGCGAATGTCGAGCCTACTGGTAAGGCGTTCATGCTCGGTGTCGATGTCTCAAGCTCGATGCGATGTGCGGTCTCTGGATCGAACATCAGTTGTGCAGAGGCTGCTGGTGCCATGGCAATGGTGATCGCTCGTACTGAGCCTGTTCACTTCGTCCACGGCTTTACCAGTGGATCGAGTCGCGGCTACAGCTATCGTCAGTCCAATGTTGAGGGCTTCGTTGATCTCGGCATTGGCTCGAACGACTCAATGGCAAGCGTGATGAGTAAGGTGCAGAACCGAAACTTTGGTGGCACCGACTGCGCAGTTCCGATGTTGTACGCCTCGGCAAACAACATCATGGTTGACACCTTCGTGGTGTTGACTGATTCGGAAACGTGGGCTGGTGACATCAAGCCAGCTCAGGCTTTGCAGTCATACCGTCAGACCCATAACCCGAACGCTAAGCTCGTGGTTGTTGGCATGACTTCAAATGGATTCAGCATTGCTGATCCGAACGATGCTGGCATGTTGGATGTGGTCGGCTTCGACGCTAACGTACTCCCCGTTATCGCGGAGTTCAGTAGATAACATCCTTTATCACTGGGTGTTGATTTGTCAGCACCCAGTGGTATACTTAGGATGTGTGAGTGAAGCTGGACAGGCACCTATTAAGGTACACGAGTCCGGGTCTGACTGGGGAGCATTCCCCTATTAGGTGAGCGGTTGAAAGTATCGCTGTAAAGCAGGTTGGATTCCTGCCCTCGCACATTTTATCCGTATGCACTGGTTGTCAGTGCATCACAATTAGGAGAACAGCATGTCCCTTACAAAGGCGCAGCTCGAAGAACGACGAACAGGGGTAGGTGGCTCAGACGCAGCGACCGTACTCGATATCAATCCATACACCACCGCTTATGAACTCTATCTCGATAAGCTGGGTGAAGCCCCACCAGAAGACGAAGACTTTCTCAAGGAAGCACGCTACTGGGGTTCCGTTTTGGAACAGCCTGTCTGCGACCGTTATGCGGAAGAGACTGGCTACAAAGTCCAGAAAGCCAACCAACTTATTCGCTCGAAAAAGCACCCGTTTATGATCGCCAACATCGACCGCAAGGTGGTGGGCGAAGATCGTAAGATTGGGTTCGAGGCAAAGACCGCAGCTCGACCAGATGGCTGGGGTGACTCTGGCTCAAACGAGATACCTCCGTACATCATGCTCCAGTGTCAACACTACCTCGCTGTCACTGGATACGACTGCTGGGACCTCGCTGTACTCATCGGTAACCGCGACTATCGCATGTACCGAATCAACCCCATTGAATCGATCATCACTGACCTCATAGAGGCAGAGGAAGAGTTTTGGGATCAAGTACAGGCGAAGGTGGCACCAGAGCCGAAATGGCAGTCAGCGGCAACCACGCGGCTGCTCAAGAACATGTACCCCGGCACCAACGGTCAGGTAGTACGCTTGCCAGAGGTCGCTCAAAAATATCAGGACGTAATGAAAGATGCCCAAGAACAAAAGAAGTTATTCGACGGTGTTATCGACGGCTGCAAGAACCGGATTGCTATGCTCCTTGGCGAAGCCGCAGTCGGCATCCTCCCCGACCAGACCGCATTTACCCGTAAGGAACAAACACGGAAAGAATTCACGGTTGCAGAGAATACTTACGTTGTCACAAGGCACGCCACAAAGTTACCAGTCGCGGCTGTTAAAGCTATCGAAGAAGGAACAGTAATCCAGATCGAGGCACCGTCATGAGCCAACGATTCGCGATTACGATTAACGATGACGGCACCGTCGAATGGCACGGAGTGGACGCTGGCAAGACCACAGTGCTGGCAATGAATGAAGAGAAGAGGCTCATCGTGCTGCACACGGCTGGAAGTTACTGGTCGGATAATGGTGGCAGGCATTACGGTGAAGCAAGAGTCGCTGTGCACGAGTTTGAATATGCAAAGCGCTCTAATCCGTTCAATGAACCGAACCCAAGAGAATTATTTTTAACTGAATTGTTTGGCGTGATGGACTGGAAACCACGCGGCAATAACTGGAGACCAAAACAATGACAACGAAGAAAGCAGCTAAGAAAAAAGCGAAGAAGAAAACGTCGCGTGCACGTACACCAGCGAAGCGTAAAGAGGTGATCGACACATCCACAGGTGAGGTCGTAGTGACTCAGGCTGAGGCCGAAGAGTCGTTGACTCAGGCTGCTGGTAAGGCGCTTGCCAGTGACCCTGCGTTCGCCAAGTACGAACTCGCTAAGCGTGTTGCTCAGTCGCTGGCGAACTCTAACCTTGTGCCATCGGATTACCGTGGCAAACCCAACGATGTCTTTGTTGCAATCAACATGGGATCAGAGCTTGGCATGGAGCCGTTTCAGGCTATCCAGTCCATAGCTGTGATCGAAGGAAAGCCCTGTCTGTATGGCGACGGCTTGATTGGGGTAGTGAGAGCCTCCCCGAAATGTCTCTGGATTGAGGAAACCCTTTCTGAGGATGGTAAAACAGCAACCTGTCGCACACAGCGCGACGGTGATCCTAATCCGGTGACAGCGCAGTACTCCATGACTGACGCTATGCAGGCAGGCATTGACTCGAAGTTCAACTGGAAGAAGCACCCGAAGAGGATGCTCCAGATGCGTGCTCGTGCGTACTGCCTGCGTGATGCTTACCCCGACCTACTCAAAGGTCTGGGTGTCGTTGAAGAGAGGCAGGACCATGACGACACACCTCCACCAGTGACTGAATACACGCTGCCTGAGCAGCAGAACAACGAGCAGCTTGAGAAGGCCAAGGATGTCTTTGGTGAAGGCGTTGAGGTGTGTCCTACGCTGTCCGAGGTCGAGCGTGCGATACATCAGTCTGACTCCATGGAGGACCTGCTGGCTGCTGGTCAGAAAGCCAAGCTATTAACGCCAGAGGAACAGAGCACTGCTCGCATCACGTACAAGAAGATGAGGGCTGTTCTGCTGGAGGATCAGCAATGAGTAAGCGAGACAAATATCCCCGCATCAATAGCGAGCGAAAAAAGGGTCCGGGTGCGTCATGCCAGCCTTGTGAAGAGCTAGGACTCGAAACTGGAGCAACTCACGATGTCTGCATGGAGTTCACATACATGCGCGGAGAAGATGAGTTCACCAGAGTGTGTGAGATTCATCTGAAGGAGATTCGCGAACTGGTCCACCCGGCTCGCCGCAGCAAGCAGTGGCCTTTGTGGTTTCAGGGAGTATGGAAATGAACTGGCGAAAAATTAAATGCTTCTTTGGTTTTCATGCGGTGGACACCGCGAAAGATGATGGAAGCATAATCACTCAGAGCTGTTTGTACTGTGACCGACTGGTCAGGATGTATGAGCGCGACAACGAAAACGTAATCAGGAGAGTAAGATAATGGCACGCGGAATCAATAAAGTAATAGCAATCGGTAACCTTGGTCAGGACCCTGAGACACGCTACGTGCCTTCAGGTGCTGCGGTAACCAACTTCAGTATGGCAGTCAGCGAGTCGTGGAAAGACAAGCAGACAGGCGAACAGAAGGAGCGTACCGAGTGGATCAATGTCGAGGTATGGGGAAAGCTGGCAGAGATATGCGCCCAGTACCTGACCAAAGGATCGCAGTGCTACATCGAGGGCAAGCTACAGACTGACTCATGGGACGACAAAGAGACAGGGCAGAAGCGCTACAAGACCAAGGTCCGGGCAGATAATGTGCAGTTCCTCAGCAGCAAGGGTGATCGACCACCGCAGCAGGATGGTGGAAACAAAGCACCACCTCAGCCGGGTCCTGACGACTTCGATGATGACATTCCCTTTTAGTGGTAATACTTTCACACTTAGTGTTAGACTTCCTGTGGCAGGTATGGTAAAATACCTGCTAACAGGAGAAAGACAATGAATAAATTAGTGATACACCCGAAGGACAAGAGTACCGACTTCTTGAAGCCGATATACCACGGTCGTAACGATACGACTGTGATCACTGGCGGCTGCACGAAGAAGGACGTAGAGGATGCCATCAAAGAGCACGACCACATTATCATGCTCGGACACGGTACACCGCAGGGACTTCTTGCGATGAACCAGTTCAATGGCAAGGTAGCACCACGAGCCGCATACAAGCCTGTGGTTAAGCCAAGCACAGCTATCCGTAAGTCTACGACTGGATTACCCCTCAAAAGGGATGACATCAAGGACTTCTACACGCCGAGCCAGATCATCCAAGATGAAGATGACTGGTTCGCTAACCGACAGGTTGGTGGTGGTAGCTATGGTGGCTATTCAAGCACCCTGACAACCAGCTACGTCATCGATGATGAAACGGCTGATCTGTTGCGCGAGAAGAAGCTGACTACGATCTGGTGTAATGCCGATCAGTACATAGAGTGGAATGAGCTGGAAGGTTTCTACACCGGAATGTTCATCAGTGAGGAAGGTGAGGCTAGGATGATTGGCACTGCCGACACCGACAAATGGCAGGTTGAGGAAAGCAACTACGCTTTCGTCAGCATTGTTCGCAGGTTCCTCGACCACTCGGCAGAGAAGTTACACGCTGCCCTGACGCTGGAGTACGGAGAGATGGCTGATCGTAACGCCGTCGCAAAGTACAACCTGCATCGGCTGTACACACGCAGCAATGCAAACGCCAAATTGCATCTCGCGTGAGGTACGGGGTCATGATCTTTGTGTCTCTGTCCCTACTGGCAATAGTGGCGTTCACCGTTAAGGTGTTCGTCACTGCCAGCTCTGCATATGAAGACAAGATCGAGCGCCTGTGTGCGCCGAAACAAGAAAGCAAATGGGCATACCTTGCCCCACCAATGGAGAAAAATAATGTTTGGATTGAATCAGAAGCATCTCGCAAAGAGATGTGCAAATCTCGAAGAGAGGGTGACGGAGCTACTGACAGTTCGCGATAGACTGAGTGACGAGAACCACCAGCTGGTAACCGAGAATAAAAGTCTCGCCCAGACCAAGCAAATGGATGAAGAGATGATCGCGCACAAGCTCAAGATGCGTGTAGAGTCTGTCGTCCTGAATGCCGACAAGAAAGTATCTGAAGCAGTACGTAAAGCTGCCAAAGAAAAAGATGAAGGCATAGCTGCGACCAAGGATGAATACCGTGACAAACTGGAGAGCCAGCTGGAGAAACGCGGCGACGAGATGAAGGAAATTCAGATTGAAATTCTTAATCGTTTGCCTGACGTGAGTCTGGCGATCAAACAGAAAAGCTGATGGGTGTTCTGCGTCCCGGCGCACACATTGCCATGAACGGGAAAACCATGGACCCGGAGTCAGCCAGACGGTTGGCTTCGGGATTCTGGAAGCACGAGTGGTCTCCCCTTGACGACATCACAACGTGGGTCTGCGACAAGCGCAAACTGCACGAAGAAGTGCAGAGGTTAGGACAGGACCATCGGATATGGGAGAAGTTCGCACGTGACCCGACAGCCTTTCTCGATGCTCGCTTCGGTGAGGGAACAGGCGAGGCGTATCGACACTCAGGTCAGGACCGAGTAGCAATGCGGTTCGATCCATTCATGAATGAGAGAAATAAAATGGCACTAGGATATATTCACAACACAGGCTTCACCACCGCCACAGGCACAGCCACCAACATCACTACCACAAGCAATACAGACTCGTGGATCATGGAGCACCAGCAGGAACAGCGCATCTATGAGCAGCAACAGCGCGTACGCAAGAAGCGAATGCAGGAGAAAGAATCCATCCGCTTCAAGCCGAACTCTCTGGTCAGGAACCTACCCTTCGTCCATGGTGGCGACAGCTTACTGGCAACCCTGCAACGTGACTTCGATCACTGGGCAAAACCACAAATGAGGTTACTCAATGGATAACACACAAGCACAACAGGTATATGGTCTCGACTCTGCCGAGTGGCTCAGCCGATGGGATGACAACAAGATCGTCTGGTCCGTAGAGATGGGTGGACTCGGACCCGGTTACGAGCAGGCAATCCAAACCGCTGTAGCAGAATTCCTGCGCATCATCGTCGCTGAAAACTTTGATCACCACACATGGGGTGACAAGGATGTCTGGGCTAAAGATCGTGACAAGATCAACGAGCTGGCACATAAGAACGAAACGATCTCAGGGATGGGATTGAGTGGCGCTCAGGCTGGCGCAGCGCTCAGCGTTGCCACACAGTTCTATATGCGAGACCCATGGGTAGCGCTCAACGATACCGCAATCAGGGACCGTCTCATACAGGTCCAGAAGGAGTTTCCCAATGGTGGTGTATGAATCACTACAGAGACTCTCTCTTGACGTTGGTGATGAGGTTGTCGCAGCAACCCTTTTCAGGGATTACGTGATGGTGTTCACGCGAATGGGGCGCGTCTACAGGGTGAGGCATGATGGCTGACTTCATTCACCTGACCAACATCATTCAGGGTGAGGTACTCAGGATCAGGGAGCGTAGGCCGCTGGAGCAGC